CTTTCTATACTTTCTTAGAATTACGAATACAAATGGTCGAAGATTTAGATTGAATCATGTGGCTCAAGTTCCTAAAGATGTTGAAAAAGTTAAAAGAACTGTGATGAAACTTAAAGTCCCAAATGGTATCAATAGTTCGTGGTCCCTCACACAAATTATGAACTGGGCAGGAAGTAAAGTATAATTTAAAGAATTACATTCTTTTATTTATAATGGATGTAATACCGTTATTTCCTACACCAATTGGTATTACTGGATTAAAAAGAGAACTGACTGAAGAAGAAATAAAAATTATAGAAGATCTAAAAAAAGATAGACATACAAATACGGGTGGAGGTAACTTTATTACAAACAATAACAGAGTACTTAATATTCCAGAACTCAATGATTTGAAAACTGTGATAACCAGATCAATAAATGAATACTTTACTAATGTGTTCAAACCGGCTACAAACGCGGAATTGTATATCACACAGTCATGGATTAGTATAACTCCTAACGGACGTGGTCACAGAGTGCATTCACATGGAAATAGTTTATTATCATGTGTTTTTTACATAGATATAGATGATGGAGATGTGATTCAATTTAATAAAGACATTGGTCATTTAGGAAATGTACGTATATACTCAAGAGATGGCGATTCACCAATCACTTCAGGAAGTGTAGAACTTAACGTGGTGAAAAATTGTATGGTTATCTTTCCGTCCACACTTGAACATTCTGTGCCACAAAGACCTAATCATTCAAAAGGTGTGCGAATAAGTTTGTCGTGCAATACATGGTTTAAAGGGGAAGTTGGGAGTGTGGAGAATTTGACACAATTGGAATGTTTATAAAATCTAAACATACTATAAATGGTTCTTCCATTCATTCTTCTCGGAACACTCGCAGCCGCGGCGACTTACACATTTTTGGGTGCAAACCTCGTGAGTGCCGCCAAGGCTAAGGAGATGATACGCTCGGGGAAGATAAAGAAGGTCATTGATGTTCGCACGATGGCAGAATATAGAGCTGGTCACTATCGGGGTGCTCTCCATATTCCAGTGAATAAGATTAACAGGAAGACTACAGCGGAACTTCCAAAGAAGGGACTACTCATCTACTGCAACACTGGGCAACGGGCCAGATTTGCAGCAGAGAAACTTATTGAATTAGATTTTAAAGATGTGTATTACATTGCCGGTCACTACTCAAGTCTCAACTGAGACCCTCAATAACTTCCTTCGTCTTTTCATACATTCGCTTCGCGTGGAACTTCTCATCCTTGAGTTGTTCCCAAATCGTCAATCGATACTCCAAGAAATCTAAGAATCTCTCGGGGTCTCGTTTGGACTTGTAACGAACCTTTTCACCCTTCATAGCCTTTTCCATCGCAGCAAGCTTGGCTTCAAACATGCGTTCTTGCATAGCCTCGGGGGTCTCCCGAGAAGTGAGTTCTTGTTTCTTGAGCGCCATTTGTCATACAGTCGCATCATATCTTTAAATGAAGAAGTGCTTTGTCTCTCCATTTCGTGACTGTATATACAGTGACACCCAATTCCACCGCGAGGTCTTTTAGGGTTAGGTGTTTACCATAATAGTTTTCAAGAATGTATCGGCTTACATCATCAAGATCATCTAAAAGAATGTTGGGTTCTTTGTCATAATATTCGGGGATATCGTAATATTGAAGTTCCTCATATAATGATGACCGGTGTAGAAAATTCCGACAACTCCAATAAATCCATGGATATGCGTATGTAGTAAACTTGAATCCTAATTCTGGTTTAAACTTTTGAGCCGCCCGAACGAGACCGTGTAGCCCTACACTGTTTATATCCTTTCTCGTATGTATACCTCGTTGTCGTGGATATGTTTTATAGTATACTTCATTTGAAACTTTATAAGCAAGTTTGACATGATTACCTATCAACTCCTTCTTATAAAGGTTCATCTTGTACTTTTTATGTTCGTCTACTTTAATAGACATGTTTGTAGCATTAACTGTAATCGTAATTTTGGTTGTGATACCGATTATAGTTGTAACATGTACCAGATTATTTGAGCCTTACCCCGAGGACTTTGCGTAACTTCTGGAGAACTGCGTTGTCTGGAATAGCCTTCCCCGACTCATATGAATTGATGACATTTGCTGGAACTCCGATGGCTGTGGCGAGGTCTTTTTGTGTTTTGAAACCTTTAGCGATGCGTGCTTGTTGAATCGTTTTAGCCACAGACAGACTTACTTTTTCATGGGTTCCCAACTCGGTTTGATCCAACTTTTGAGCTTTTGTAACTTCACGGTGAGGCACTTTTGTTTTTTGACTTGGTAATGTCTTACCGTGAATGACAACGGGGTTCCAATCTTGATGGTTCATTTTATTATATATGGAATTAAATCTTTATTCATACCCTCTCCAACTTCCCTTTAATCTCTTCTATAAGTCTTGGCATAGCTTCAGACTTAAACACTTCCTTAGTTGGGAACCGTTCGTCTGTAGCATCCGGGTTTGTTTTGCGGTCAATATCCAAAACGATGTTTTTTGTAGCATCATAGTACTTATCATACTTTGATTCATCCTCAAGAACCTTGAGAACACCATTTTTCCCGACATTCCGTGCAATAGTTTGCATGGCTTCCTGCTTTGGTCTATAAATGGTTCTTTTCGTTTCTTCAATAACTTCACCATCTTTATTTACACCCTTACTAATCACCTCCTTCGTTTCTAAAACATCATTTTGGGAAATCTCCTTCACAATTTCCTTACCAACGGTTTCTATAGCCTCGGCTATAGTAGTGGCATCGGTGGGCTCTCTCACAAAACTATCAACAATTTCCTGGGTTGGTTTTTGTTTGAGGATGGCAATCATAATATCAACCATTTGTTCCATTGCGGTACCAATAATCGTTAAACCATTGTTATCATTAGAACGATACTTTTCAATGTATTTTTTGGGAATGAGGGCATCCTTAATGCTATAGAGCTCTTTTAACATCTTTTCAGACTGGGTTCCACATGGAGTTCTACTCTTTGTGTAGACGAGGTAGACAATCGCAACAAGAATTGCAACCAAGATAATGTTCATAATTCTTTCCTGGTTCATATTATATTATAATTGTGACATTTTATTTGAGATACCATCCGACAGTCTATCCAAATCATTCACTGCCTGGGGTGTGGGTTCCGCCATAGGTTTCACCGAGGGTTCTACCTTGGGTTCATCTTTTGGTCTCATTGACATCATAGCGAAAATTGCAGTGGCTATACTGATAATCAACAATATGATAATAACAGTGATATTCATTATAATACAATCAGATTTTTTTAACTGGCCCAAGCACAACATCTGGTGACAGGTACTTTTTAAGAACATTCGGGGGATGAAGCATATCAAACTCTTCAGTTGCATCTTTGCCAGCAAAGAGCATGATCGCCTTCTTACCACCGGGGTGATCTGGAAGGAATTTTGTGAGGTCATAAACAATGTCCTTGATTATGACCCAACAATCTTGTTCGCTGTTATGCTTTGCGATTTCGGTAAGGGATAGGTCTCTTGGATTGATGTGATCATTAATGATTTTAATTCTGTTCATTTTTATTATATATCATCATTTTCTGGTATGGGGGGTTCGGGTTCCTCTTCTATAGGAGTTATTTTAGAATTTTCACTTTTCACTTCTTCGTCGTTTGGATGCTTGTGTATAGGTAGACCCTGATATATAAAATTTGTCATGATATATTTAGTCCCCTCTTTCAATTTTGTACCACGGTGAATATATGTAAAAGTCGCTGGAAATATTACAAGTTTTCCAGCTTTGGGTTGTATAGTCTTTCCGCATAAAAACTCTGTAGTTCCACCGATACCTTCCTCAACATCGTTGACGTAGAGTATGTAAGTAAAAACGCGGTTGAGATGCGAATCGTGGTGCCATGTGTAAAACCCATCCCTTTCAGTTTTTTGTATTTGAGGAAGTCCAATCGTAACACCGTTTATTGTTTTATGTATAGAGAAACCTCTATCTAATCCCTCTGCATCCACGTGTTCTTGGTATTCCACAAGTACCTCATTTACACATTCCCCCACTTTATCAATAACATCTTGCCAATCACTCCTTAAACTGGTTGCAGAAATTGGCAAATCTGTACTTTTTTTAACTTTCTCATTCAAACCATTAACTGTTTCTCCGGGTCCTTTTCTTTGATCTTGTTCGAAACGAGAAATGACATCTTCGCAAAATTCTTTACTAACGACATCGTCTATTTCAAGTATATACTCCATATCTAAATATTATAGAGTAATTAAACTTTAAGTTCATATATCGTCGTTTTCTGGTTTTTTGGTAACACTTTCTAATGAAATTAAAGTGGGGTTTTCTTTTACCTGCGGTGTAGGTGCACGCGGGTGTTCAAAAAGTGGTTCTTGGTAATATATAAAATTTGTCATGATATATTTAGTCCCCTCTTTCAATTTTGTACCACGGTGAATATATGTAAAAGTCGCTGGAAATATTACAAGTTTTCCAGCTTTGGGTTGTATAGTCTTTCCACATAAAAACTCTGTAGTTCCACCGATACCTTCCTCAACATCGTTGAGGTAGAGTATGTAAGTAAAAGCGCGATTGAGATGCGAATCGTGGTGCCATGTGTAAAATCCACCCCTTTCAGTTTTTTGTATTTGAGGAGGTCCAATCGTAACACCGTTTATTGTTTTTGTGATTGATGCATTTCTATCTAATGCATTTTCAGTTAGATATTCCTTATATTTGTCAATCATACTATTTACACATTCCCCGCATTTATAAATTACATCTTCCCATTCCTCTGGGAATAGTACAATTGGCAAATCTAGACTTTTTTTAATTTTTTCGTTTACCTCGGTAAGTGTTTTTCCTATTATTTTTCTTTCGTCGCATTCAAAGCGAGAAATGACATCTTCGCAAAAATCTCTAGGTAGTGCGTCATCTATTTCAAATATATACCTCTCCATAACTAACTAATCATATTTCAGACCTTTTAAGTCCGTTTTAACAGTCTGTCAAGTCTTTCCCTTTCTTTGTTTGGAAATACATTGAGTTGCACGACCTCGCCATCCAAGTACACCTGTCCGTGATTCTTTAGTCTATCACATTTCATCACTTGACCGACGCGTATGAGGTTTACCCTCACCATCTTCGCATTTCCAGGTTTACTGTGATGTACGGCGAGTAAAGCTGCATCTCGCTTCGTTTCTTTAGGAATTGTATTTTCTTCGTGGCATATAACTACATGTGCACCCGGGCCACCATCAATGTGCACCCACCATTCTCGGGGATAGCTTGATAAGGTCAGGTCATCGTTTTCCTTGGCATTTTCACCAACTTTGATTTGAATACCGTCATATGATATATATGTCTTCATAATTTGAAATGATCGTTACCCTCTATATATATTAGTAACCATTATGTACTTTGCATCAGTTTTAATTAAACGACCTGTGTGTATAAATGGCCATGTAGTTGGGAATATTGTCATTTTACCAGCTTCTGGTCTAATAGACCGCCCATTTATAAAATCAGTTGTACCACCTTCATCGGGTTCAAGTGTATTTAAATACACAAAACATGTAAAAACCCGATTTTCGCCAGGTATATAATCCTGGTGCCATCTATAATGTTTACCCTTTTTGATTCTTTGGATAGAGTGATTTCCATTTTGAAGTGGAAAAAATGAATGGTCAAGTACAAAATCCATATCTCCATCTTTGTCTATCGCAGCATCTTTCATAATGCCTTTTATATGTTCAACATATGTTCCAACAGCCTCTTTAATGTAGTAATTAATTTTAGTATTTGCAGTTTCCCAGCCGGGTGATGTAGATACGTTTAATTCGGTGCTGGATTTCCAGTCTTCATTCAAATATCCAATACCACCCGTATCTTCAAGGGCACCCTTCATGTGGTTCGCGGTATCATTTTCAAATTTGTTTATGATGTTCTGGCACAGCTCTGGTGAAAATACATTTGGAATTTCTAAAATGAAGTTATCCATTTTTTATATTATGAAGGTAATCTTTAAACTGTATGTGGGCGTATATATAACCAGCCAGTAACTATATACTTTTGACCCGATTTTAGAACACACCCTCTGTGAATATTAGTCCACGTTGCTGGGAATATTAACAATTTCCCAGCTTCTGGTTTAATTATTGTACCGTCTATAAATTCGGTACACCCCTCTTGTTCAGGTTGAAGTGTATTTAAGTACCAAATAAATGTTAATAATCTGGTACCAGCCTCTTTTTCAGTGTAAAAATCACTGTGCCATGAAAAAAATCCATTGGGATCTGTGCGTTGTATTTGATACCCCCTATCATCATGCATGTTTTGCAAGAGAATTTCCCAGAGTTTTGGTGGAAGGTTTGGAAAAGTGTTTTTTATGTGTTCAGAATACACTTTTAAACCCTCGGTTAATTTTTTCAGAAGAAAATTATCTATCATTTGCCATTGTAAATCTTCACCTCTAGGTATAATAAAATCTAAAGAAGTTTTTACTTTAGTGTCTTTTTTAGATTCTATACCAACAGAACCAAGTTGTTTGTTACTCTCATCTTCATTTTCAAACTCGTCTATTACCATCTTACAGAAATCATTGGGTAAATTGTTGGGTAACTCAAACACAAAATTATCTTCCATTTCATAACATACAATTTAAATCTTTAATTATTATAAGATGTTTAGGAATCCAGCCGACAACGACGCGGTCCGAATCAATAACTCAGACTCAAATTACAATGAGGCTAACTACAACGGAGCGCGTGGATTACGAATCAATAACTCAAACACAAACGAAAATAACGTTGGTCAGATCAGGTCACGAGTCATAGACCCCAACAACCTCAGACGCATGCGAAGAATGCGCATGTCTTTCGCGAATGCGGGGGTCGCACGCCGACTCAATTTTGGAAACAATGGGAACAACAGACCAAACGCGTCAAACTATATCAAAAATGAAAAGAGAATGAAAAAGAATGCCAATGAAAATAACAAGACCAAAAAGATTCAATGGAAGAAAGTGAATGTGAAGAACCTTCCCACCGACGTAATTTCTACTGAAAATTTCAAATCTGGTGAAAAGGCTGTCAAGATTAATAAATTGTATCTCTCACCCAACTCCTTCCGTAAATTAGCGCGTATGTCTATGACAAGTGCTATTAACGCGAATGGTAACATGGTCATTTTCATAAATCCATTGACCCGCGAGAAAGTGAAAAAGGGTGATCTTGAGTTTGTCGTGTTAAAAAAGATTAAAACTAAAAAGTGAGATACAATATATGCACGTCGTCTTCAAGCCCAGCCCATCAGTCACACACAAGTACAGAGTGATGTTACCAAACAAGCGGGCGATTGACTTTGGAGTCAAGGGTGCGCCAGACTACACAGATCACGGAAATTCCCGTCTCATGCGAGCACATCTCATTCGGAGAGGTGCAGTGATGTCTAAAAAACTCCGTATTGAAACAGACCCACAAGAAATTCAACGGGGAATGCTCTTGGTTGATGAAAGTGATCAAGAAGACTGGGACGACTATTTCCGTGCAGATTACTGGGAGCGATGGTTGTTATGGTCGTACCCCAATGTAGAACACGCAAAGCTTTTCATGACTATGCGAAAGGGGATCCTATTTATGCCTACGTCAGAATCTATGTGGTTTTGTGATAACAATAAAAAGTTCTAAATAATTTCTATATCAGATACTTGAATACAAGATTTTCGTTGTGTATTTGAATTTACTGACATCATTGTGAAATTACCCTCGGAGTGGTCTTTGACAATTTTGTTCATCGCGTCAATATGTATATCACATTTGTTTAGGTAAACATTTGAAATTGATTCTCCACCATGAAATCTGTGTTCATTGGGTATCACTTTCCATATCAAAGAACACTTTTTTATTATGGTCATCTTTGGGTAAAATTCATCGTCACAAAAATCTACTTCGGTCTCAATTTGATCGTAACTGACCTTTACCAGATCTCCTTCCTTAAATTCTAACAATTTCTTCTTCCCACCAATGGCTTCAGCAAATTCTTTATACTCTCCATCTTGGATTTCATACTTTTCTTGTATATTATCCAACAGGGACAGTAGGTGATGACGATCCATGTTTGTACTTGATTTATTAAAAGGCAAAGCTGACTTAGGATCTAAACTTCTATTTTGAGATTACTTCCGTCGGACAATGTTATCTCTATAGAACATGCCAGTTTGAATAATCTTTCGGACCAACATTGTCCAGATAACGCCGTGAGTATTTCCCTCATTATATCATTTGCACTACCGTTTCGGATATATAAAGTGACACACTCTCCATCGTCATATTTATAGTTTTCTGGGCACATCCAAGCGCAGAAGTCTTTTTGTTTTCTGAATGAAGAACCTTCGCGGGGTGTATTATCGGTGATTGAAGAAAATACACCAGACAACAAATCCGGTGTTTCAATACCCTTAAAAATGTTGCGTCGCAATTCCTGGAAGCTTATGGAAGAAAATTCCAAATGGTCTCTTCCATGGTCGTGCACAACAAGGCGACCAACACTTCCGCCAGTGTAATCAATCCCTTTAAGATCGTTGACTTCCGAGGTTTCAAGGCTGAGGCTGGCACGCATGTTGATATGGAGTCGTTTGTATTTCTTAACTTTTATAGTAAAAGTAGTGACTTAGGCACCAGTAGATCCAAATCCACCCGCACCTCTCTCCGTCTCTTCAAGAACACCAATTTCCTCCACATCGGGTGTTTCACAGCGCTCAAGGACAAGTTGTGCGATGCGATCCCCTTTCTTTACCTCAAAGTCTTTGTCTCCGTGATTGAAGAGAACGACTTTG